GGCGGTGGCGGCGGTGGCGGCGTTGGCGGTGGGGTTGGTGGTAAATTTGGTTTAATATTTGGTTGTATACCTGGAAGTGTTATCGGAGGTTTACCAATTGGTACTGGTTTTCTCGTTGGAATTGTTACAGGTGGTGGTATTTTTTTAACAGGTGTTCCAGGTGGTGGCGTTGGTGGTGGAGTCCCTGCCTTTGGTTTACAACTACCAAAATCATATAAAGAAGTTTCAGTAACATTTTTTCTTCCAAGTAAGAATTTAAATGTCAATTCAACCTCTATAATCATAGGTGCTTTATACTTATCACTATTACCACCATTCATACCAATTTCCCAAGGAGTATTATCAGGAACATTATATGTTAAAGATTCAATAAATCCTAACTTATCTATGTACATATCACCAATTGTCATTTTAATAAATGGTGCGGTTGCTTTTAATGCTGCGCCTGAATATCTTTGTGGGTATGCTAATCTACTCAACTCAGCCAATCGTTTCCACATACCTTGATGTTCCGCTACACGTTCGGAAAATATTTTAAAATTCAAAGTTACTGCTCTTTCAACATGCCCATATGAATAAAATGGTAATGGGTTACCAGCAAATGCTTTAGATTCCCAGTTTGGAGAAAATACTTCAGATAAACTTGTTAATGTTGCTCTAAAATATAAATAGTTTGATGATGCCACACCTACAAATTTAAAAGGTATAAAATCTAAACTATCTATTGGTTGGTTTGTGAACGGATATAATACTTGCCCTTTTTTATTTGCAGTTGCAACACCCAACAAATTTAACATATCACCTTTCAAACCCAAACCAAACCCTCTTGTAGCATGAATTGTATTCTTTTTTCTTACTTTGGTATATTCAGTACCATTCATAATAGAAAAAGTATTTATGTAACTCGTTATATTATTTATTGGAGGATTGAATGTTTTGACTTGAGATGGTCTTTTATTTGGTATTGATAATCTTTTAAATGCATTATATATTGAAGATAAATCATTTCTGCTACCTATAATTGTATTGGTATAATCAACCGATTTTGAATATAAACTTTCGCTATTATACCTACCACCTGATTTTGCTAAATTTTGCCCTGCTTCAGTTCTACTACCAAATAAAGCTTTACTTAATACATCCTTTGCTGCAGTTATTCCACTTGATAATAATCCATTAGGTACTCCACTTAAACCACCCTTTGTATTATCTGCTAAAAATCTACCTGCCCAACTTCCATTACTACCATCTTTTAATGTTTTTAAAGTTGTCAGTAAATCAGTTTCCAAACCATCTTTAAATGTTGTATTTTGTACAACTCTAGTAGGAATTAATTTTTCAGGAAAAGTTACACCAAGTTTACCTAAAAGGTCTTTACCAAACTTTTCAATTTTTTTTATAAAACCACCTAATAAACCATTTGTGTTACTACCATTAGATGCTGCTCTCATATCATCAAGCATATTGGTAGTTTTTCTTTTTAATCTAAATAAATCAGTACCATATAAAGCAGGACCTGATAATAACATTAATGCGTTTAATCCCGTAGTTTCTGCTTCAAAGCGAGTTTCCTTATCTTTAATTGAAAGTTTTTTTCGTATTCCCTTTTGTAATTTAAACGAAGGTATTAATAATGGATTAGATGGTTCATTTTCAATATCTTTACTATTTCTTATAGCAAAATGTTTTTGCGCAGTTTCAACTGTACCAGTATCTTTAAATGGTATTTGTTGACTTTGAAATAGTTCTAAAATTGATTTTCCCATTAGCGTTGTACATATGAATTTGCTGCGCTTTGTCCTGCTATCTTAGTAATGCCTGATGTAACTTTTCTACCATCCATATTAATTGATATTTTACCAGCTGCTAAATCGGCTCTTAATCCTTTAATTTCTGCAATCAATGGACCCATATCAGTTGCACCACCACTACCACCACCTATTAAATTACCAATACCACCAACTATATTTTCTAATAATCCCAATCCACCAGAACCTTTACCAAGAACATTTTTTGGATTTTTCATAGCCATTATGGTATCTTCAGGATGTGTTGTTATAATTTTTCCTTTTTGTATTACACCATCGTGTACAGAACCACCATCGGCCATTCCACTACTTGCAGCTTCCTGTACTTTACCACTATCACTCTTTCCAAATCCAAATAATCCAGTTACTTTATCCCATGCCCCACTAAAGAATGATGATACCATTTCGCCTAATTTTGGGAACATATCCATAAAACCATCATATAACGCCATTGGTAGTCTAAAAATGAATCCAAGCACACCTTTAAATATATCTTTAATTCCATCGCCAACCATCTTCATATCCCCTGTAAAAAGTCCTTTAAATACACTAACTATACCACTTACCACATCTACTATCGATTCAAATGCGCCCATCATATATTCAATAGCGACTGCAATTGAACCTCCAAGTATTGTTCCTATAAATTCAAATACTTTCCCTAAAATTTTACCAGTCTTTTCCATACCACCAAACTTCTCCATAATACCAGAAATAGTTTTGGCCATTCTGCCAAATGCGTTTGCCATTGGAGATATAAATCCTTTTATAAAAGAACCCAATGCGGCAACTATTGGAGTTATTATTGTAATTAATGCCTGTCCAGCCGGTAAGAATGCATCCATTATTTTTAAACCAAATCCAGATAACATATCACCTAATGCATGTATTTGTCCCTGCATTTCTTTTTGTGATTTTTGTTTTTTAACTAAAGTTTTTAAATCATCTTCGTTGATATCATGAATATCTTTACCATTCTTTAGAAGTTCCACACCAGCTGCCAATTCTGCTTTACTTGCATTAGAGAATTTTTCTCTAATATGCAATGCATTTCCTAATTCAGAAACTTGCATACCAGTTGATTGAACAATAGAATCCTGTTCAAATTTTGTTAATTTAGTAATATCCCCAACATTACCAACAGCATCTAAAACAGCTTCATACATACCACCCAAATCACCGGCAGCTGCCGCTGACCTTGCTATACTTAAATTAAAATTCTTACCCAAAATTGCTCCAGTGTTTAACTCATCAGTTAAGCTGGTTTCAAAGTTAAGTAATTTATCTGCCATACCAGACATTTGTGTAATGCTAGTACCCATTTTTGCAGCTTGAACAGCTGCTGCTCCCATTTCTTCAACTGAACCATGAAAGTAATTGTACATAGCTTCGGAATTCTCAGCCATGTCAGCTATTACTTTAGTAGGTGCAACATTTGCTAAATCAGCTGCAGCAACAACCGAACCAATCATATATTGTGCTTGTTCCTGAGTAAGATGTGCAGATGATTGGAATAAATGATTTAATTTTGTTTGGTCCTCAACTGCCACACCAAAGTTTTTGTTAAGTACAGCCATAGAACCCAAAACAGCATCCGATGCTCTTTGTGTACCATGAAATGCATTGTTAAAAGCAGCTGCGTATTCTGCTACATCTTCTGCACTTACACCAATTTGTGCATAATCTGCATTTATTTTACTTATTTGTCGTTGAATATCTTTGGTATCATTATTTAATAAACCAGTCGATTTTTTAAATGCCTCTGCAGCTTTTTCAATTTGATACATTCTAATAACACCCAATGCAAGTGTTGCTACTATTGCTGCTATTATTGCTTGAGGACCTGCTAACATTGGTGCTATTCTTGCAGCTGCTACACTCAATCCTTTGATACCCCCACCTACACCACTTGTTAATGCTTTTGTAAAACTTCCTCCACTTTTTAAAACTTTATTAAAAGAACCAGTAAAACCTCCAGTAAATGCCTTACCCATTCTGGTTACACCGCCTTGTATTTTATCAAATGGTATCATATTACTCATCATCTTTCCGATAACAGGAATATGTTCTAGTTCATGTTTTAGATGGTCCATTTGACCTTTCATTGCACCAGTAACACCATCTACTTTGGAAGCAACTTTTTCTAAAATTTCTTTTCTTTTTGTTTCTCTTGCTACAATTAATGCCGATGCTTGAAGGTATTGTCTTACAATTTTATTTTGCATTTGTAAGGCAACTATTACATTTTTATTATTGTCCAAATGTTTTGTACCTAAAGCAATATGTCTTTTCTTCAATTTTTCAATTGCTTCCTCTGCCGTTACGGCATCTTTGATACCAGCAACAATTGATTTTTGAAGTTCTACTTCACTTTTTAATGCTTTATTAACTTTACCATGACCTTTTAAAAGAGTATCATAATCTTTGGTCATAGATGCTGTTAATTTTTGCATCTCCTTTAAGTCATTTAAACTTGTATCTGCCATAAAGCTTTAATTATTTTTTAGTAGCCCATTGCTTCATAAAAGGTGGAACTTCCAACCCTTTATCAATTAAATCATCAATCAATGCTCTTGCTTTATCCATATCAGCATCTGCCGCTTTAACCGCAGATTGAATATCTTTATCATTTTTGATGGCCTTCTCAATCTGATATCCCAATACCTTTCCAAGTAAAGTCATTATCAAACTTTCTTTTATAATACCATGCTTTTTAACAACTTCTTTAAAAAGTTGTCTATCTTCGTTAGTTACTTTTAATTTCATAATAGACGTTTTTGTATAATCATAAATATTAGGAATAAAAAAAGTGAGGATTATCTCCTCACTTTTATCTTAGAATTAGCTCTCTGATTTGATTCTTCCTGCTGTTTATTTTCTCTCTTTTTTGCTTCAACCAATTCATTGTAATAAAATAATCTCATATGAACCGGCATTGCATATACATCTGATTGTATAAATCCCACACCATAATAACATAATTCGAAAATTTGTTTATGTAGGATTTTAAAATAGTTATTCGGAAGGCCAAAAAAAGCCTACGCCCATTGGAATTTGGCGTACCTCCTTTTCTCCACTATCTGGGTTTTCGTATTCAAATTCCATCTTAACATCAGGTGACATTTTTTTAATATGTTCTCTGAATGCTTTTGTATCTTTTGTTAAAAATCCGTTGTTAATAAAATTAGTAATATAACCCATCTCACCATTACCATCAACCGAAGTAATCATAAATCTATATCGTGTTGTTAATTCAAACGATGCATCTTTATTCATTTTTTGTAAAGCTTTGATTTCGGTATCAATTTGCTTCTCATCACCATGTGTAAGTAATTTGTATTCAATAACTGTTTTGGTTGTTGGAGTTGTGAATGTATAACGATTTTGTCTATTTAAAACACTCATATCAACATCTTTTGTTTGTACACTTCTTAAATCTACAACAACTTCGTTTTTGTTTTCCATCTCATCTTCCATCTCAATTTTATATTCGTGACCATATCCTAAAATACGAGTTGCTAACATAATAGCATTTTTGTCACCAATTAAAATATCATCTGGGTTTACATCCTTATCTACGATGATAGATTCGAATAATTTATCCAAAACTATACCTTTTTTGATAAGATTTGTTGATGCTAGAATTTCTTCTTCTCTAGCAGTCATATACTTTATTTCAAGAGTACCACCTGATAGTGGACTTGATTCAGGGTAACATCTACCTTCCGATGGTAACGATATTACTTCTGTTGGAAATTGATTTTTGTTCATAATTAACCTTTATTTGTTTGTATATAAATATATAAGTTTGAAAAAGTTGACATAAAAAAGGGATATCTTTCAATATCCCTTTTATTTTTATTATTTTGCTTAGATTAGAATTCAAGAATTGCGTAATCGTAAGTCAATGTAATTGTTACAGTTGCTACTTCGTTAGAAGATGCATCTAAGTCACCAAAGTTTACTTGTGTTGGGAAAGCGCCAATCAATTTCCATTGTTCAACCTTATCACCAACAGGACCTAACATAAAAATGTCAATATCTTTCTTATAAAAGTCAGCGTATCCATCTCTACCAGTAATTGATTCATGTCCTAAACGAACCCACTCCATTACTGCTTGTGCAGCAGAAGGTACGATTGGGTCATAAAGAGTTACCTCTAAATCTTGCCACTCACCTTTACCTTTCAATTGTCTTTTAACGTTGATATGGTCGATTGTTACTTTCTCAAAGTTTAATTGAGGTCTATTCCCCGTCTTAACCATAAATGCAGGTATACCTGTACCAGTGAACTGCATGTAAAAGCGGTTCTTCATTTTTGGTTCGAAGGAGGTGTACATCATATCTCCAAAATCTAAAATATTTGCCATTTTCTTATTCCTTTTTTATATTAATAAATATCAGTTTATTTTCTTTCCAATATTATGCGTTGAAACTTGCTCCAGTTGGTAAGATGTTGAAATCAATTACTATGAATTCAGCTGTCTTAGCCGGTTGTAAGAAAATTTGTCCTGCTAATATGTTTCTATCAATTACATCAGGTGTGTTATTAGTTTCATCCATAACAACTCTGAATGCGTATAAACCTTGTCTTTGTTGAATGCCTTCTAAGTAAGGATTTACTGTGTTAATAAATCTTCCTCTAGTGCTATCAGTATTTTGTTCGAACACTAAGTAACGAGAAGTAGATGCGATATACTTCTTAACAGTGATAAGTAATCTTCTTACGTTGATTCTATCTAATGCTGAAGCCTTATCTTGCAATGTCTTCTGTCCAAATGCTACAATACCTTGTCCAGGGAATACAGCGATTGGGTTTACTTTGTTCTCATATAGAGTATCTCTTTCAGCGTGTGTTAATCTATTCAATACACTAACTGCCCCTACGATACCACCTCTATTCAAACCAGCAGGTGCGAACCACTCAGCCGCCAATCTATCATTACTAGCAAATACTGCCGGTAACAATACTGATGGAGGTACAGTTGTTAATTTATTTGTGTTTGTATCAACAGTCTTAACCCAAGGGTAGTAAGTTGCTACATAGTTTGAATCTACTGAATTTGCTTGCTCAGTTGCTTCAGTAATAGTATCATCGAAATCGTTGAAATCAGCGATATAGAAACAGTCTGCTCTTTCCTCAACCATATCAATTACTTTTGTAGTAATAGATGGGTGTAAGCCTCTAACAATACCAGGAGTTACTACCATATTGATATCCCACTCATCAGGATTAGATACAGCGTTAATTGCTTTTGTATATCCTACTGAACCACTTGCTGTTGATGTAGAACAATCAAATCCTTGCGTATTTGCTGCTCCCCAACCACTATCTCCAGCTTTTTTAGCTTTTACAGTTGGGTTCATACCATCATATCCACCTTGGAATGCTAATACAAATTGTCTTTTAACCATATCAGTTGATGCTGAACCAGTCATTACATATGTTAATTGTGAATCAAATGCGAAATCAACGTTTGCTCCAACTTCTGCATTTATAGGAAGTGGTTTCAAATATTGTTTGTTAACCATTGCCACACCTTCAGTTTCAAAATCAAATCCACTAAAGAATATTGGAGATGATGATGTGTTACCAGTTGATTTTGTTTGATAAACAACTGCTGGTACTTTAGATGCGTTACCAGATGCTTCAATTGGATTAGTATATGCTGCATGTCCAAATGGTGCTGCTGATACAGGGAAAGTACCTGCTTCTCTAACTTCCACTCTTACATATTTTGATTGATTTGAGTAATCACCATTTTCAGTAATCTTACCATTAGAATCAATAGTCATATATCTATCACCAATTCTTCTAGCGATATAATTTGGAGATGCTGGGTCTAAGTTTACATTGTTAAATGTTTCAATCACACCTTTTCTCTTATCAGTATCAGAATATCCTCTTACAGTTACACTAAATGTTGCGTAATCAGTTCCACCATCTTCACCAGCTGCCTTTACATTAGAAATACCAATTTTAAATTTAGTATTATAGTTAGAACCATGACCCATTGTAGCAAAACGGAAAAGTTCATATCTTACATCACTTACCATTTGAGATTTAACATATGGAGTAAATGCTTCGGAGTATGCAGGTGTTATATCATCACCAGTATATTCTTGATTAGGTAATTCTGCAATTGTAATTACAGTATTACTTGCCAATGAACCACTATATGATTTTGCTACATTTTCAAAATAAACATATGAATAAGCTTTCTTAGCTCCAAATGGAGATTCACCGAATACATCGGATAAATCGTTTGTTGCTGTTGGTAATATAGATGCTGATGTAAATACACCAGATGCTGATAGATGGAATGCTCCATCAACTGCGTCATTACTTACTACACTAGCTCCTTCAAAACCATAGTTTTGTAATCCAGTTTCAGTAGAGTAAAGTACTCCAATTAATTTTTGTCCAAGTCCAGCTGAACCACTAGCAAATATACCCAAAGGTTTAACTTGAGTATAACCACCGATACCAGCTACTCTTACTACAGTTGCACTTCCTGCTTCTGATAGATATCTTTGTACTGCATATTCAGTATAATAAGTTCCATCAGGTGTTCCAAAAATATCTTGGAATTCTGATTGTGTTCTCACAATTGTTGGAACGAATGCAGGTCCTTGCTTAAAAGGTCCTATGAATGCTGCTCCAATTTCACCTACACCCTGTGCTATGAATGATAGGTCATTTTCTCTTGTGAAGACGCCAGGTGATACGATTCTTTCTGCCATTTTATTTCTACTATTATTGTTTTTAAATGCTAATATTGAGTGTGTACAATATTACCTATATAAATATAAAGAAAATACCCAAAACACAAATTTGTTTTTAAATCTGCACTTTGGGTATTTAATATCTAATTTTTCTAATTTTATTAAGAAGGTGTTCCACCATATGCACCTGCCGATGGTATGATGTTTGCATCTGCATTTGGTTGTGGTGTACCAGGAGTAACTGAACCAGATGTTGGTGACCAAGGGAATGCCGTTGCATCAACACGCACCTCAACATATTTGGTAGCTGATATTTGTTTATCAATTCTTCCCATAATATGGTCCCAATAGTTCATACTTGAATTTGAACCACTTACCACATTCTTAACCCACTCTATGATTTGAGTTTCTGTTAATTCTTGGTATGGAGTAAAACTTCCCGTATTTAATTCGGATACTTTAAATGGAGTTGCTCCATCAAAACTTCCCTGATTGCCATCTTCATCAGTTGCTGTCACTTTCCAGTGAGTTCCTATAATAACTTCGGATAAATCATCAGTATTTGATTTTCTTAATCCGGTCAATTGCCATTCATATGTGTATGCCATAATTTTGCTTGTTTTATTTTATATAAATATATTATTTTTTGAAAATAATTATTCTTTTTTGTTTATTAGTATATTATTCAACATTTCTTTGATATCAGAAATCTCTTTATTTTGATTTTCTATAATTTTTTGTTGTTCTTTTATAGCTTCAACCAATAAAGGTACTACCTTATCATATTCAATTGTTAAATAATTTTCACCAGTTTTAGAACCGATAATATTATTGTCTTCATCAAACTTAGTATCAAATGGTGCTAAGTGTACAATTTCAGGTATAACCGATTGTACTTCTTGTGCTGATAGACCTAATTGTACTTTGGTTTCTTTATAACCAAATGTTTTTGCTAAATCGTTATTAACGTAATAGAAACCATTTAATTTAGAAAGTTTACCCAGTGCATCTATTATAGGTCCTAACTTAGTTTTTAATCTTTCATCAGAATAGTAAGCGATGATGTTATCTTGCGCAAATATCCATCCGTAAGCGTATAAGTAGTTAGCGTTCCATCTATAAACTCTTGAATCTGTTCTACCATAGAAGTAATATCCAGTATCATATCTATCGTAGTAAATGTTTGCTCTAATATCACTTTCAACATATACAGTGTTACCATTGTGCCAGTTAAGATACATTGGATAACCATTACGAGAATCGATGTGTAAGTTACCATTCGATGTGAACATACTTGCCCAACCATCAACTCTTTCGTTTGTACCAACTCTTAAATAAGCTCCCCAATACCAGTTAGGTCCGTGAAGTGTACCACCTCTCATTCTTAAACCCTGGTTATCAGTATTATGCGGGTCTAAATAGTATCCAGTATCTTGGTTATCATAGAATATTGGTGCTCTCAACGAACCACCTGCTTCCAAATATTGGTTTACATAAACACCCCAACCTCTACAAGACATTCTTTCAGAACCAGCATAGTACATATAGAAGTTAGTATCCCAATACCATACCCATCCATACGAGTTATCATGCACACCACAATCACCACCTCTACCCATAAAGACGAATCTACTACGGATACCATATCCACTCCATCCATTTCTACCACCACCATAAGTTGCTATGTTACCATATGAGTTACCCTCACATTCAGGTGACCATATACCATGTCCGTATGATTCAAAATACAATCCACAACATCCTTGAGGTCTAAACCAATTGTTTGCTAATACAGCTGACATTTGTGAATATCCGTTAGGATTTGTATAATATCCACTATCATTTCTATCGTAGAAAATTGTACTATAAATTGCACCAACACCATAAATGTCATAACCATTCATTTCCAAATAACCATAGAATCTCATTGGGTTATTTGTGTAATAGTTCATATAGATACTATGTGAGTATGAATCTATGTGTAAGTTACCACCTAAGAATATTCTACCATATCCATTTCTAGACCATAATACTCCATCTAATCTTATTTCACTAAATTGTGATTGTCCATTAGGGTCTACATAATATCCACTGTTATTTGAATCGTAATAAATTGATGCCCAAAAATCACTTGAGTATTCATTCAAACTATACATTGCCAACTTATACCAAGGACGTTTTGAACTCCAATAGGATGTCCACCATGCTCCCTGAATAGGGCCTCCTACTAACTGCCATCCATATCCACTATTATATGCATTTACATAGTGAAGTGCTTGAACTCCAGTCCAATGAGATGTACCAGCAGGTTGGTTAGATGGATTACTCCAAGTATCAAAGAAACCACTACCCCAAGTAAATACAGAGATAAGGTCAGTCGTACCCCATCCCATTGAACCTACCCAATAGTTAGAATCTCCAGTATAATCATTTCTTCTAAAGTTACCCTTTGCAGTTAAACCAATTCTCATTTTGGAATAATCATCCAATCCTTGCCATCTACTATCACCATTACCATTGAAATAGTATGAAGTATCGTGGTCATAATATATAGCTGCTCTAACATCAGCATGTGCATATGCGCCATGTGACCTCATTGACATCCTATCTGCTCCAGCATAATATAGATTCAATTCAGCTCCACTCATATACCATACCCAACCTCTAGCAGAATCATGCACACCAACGTTATCACCATTGGTACTCATAAACGTATAACGAGAACCTATACCATATCCACTCCATCCATTTCTACCACCACCATAAGTTGTGATATGTCCATATGGATTACCTTGTTGTTCTGCTATTACAAATCCTCTACCATATGAATTCCAATACATACCCAATGGGCCATTGATATAATACCAATCGTTTATTGTTAGCCAGTTAAAGTTTGAACCAGATGCAGGGTTTACATAATAACCTGTATTGTCCGAATCATACATTATATAAGAATACAATGTATAACCAGGGTTTGAATTACTCATTACGAATTCTAACCAACCAGATGTAGAACCACCCCACTTACCTCTTGCCCAATATCTATTAGCAGTTGCATCAGCTGCTCCTACCATCATCCAACCATAAGCAGTACCACCACCAGCAGTTGCGTAGTGTTGACCCGATACGATACCTTGAGCGTGAACATATCCACCACCTTGTGGGTGACCAGTTCCACCTCCCCAAATATCCCATCCAGCAAAACCACCTTCCCAAGCAGTATCCCAGTTACCATAAGATGTACCCCATCCGTTTGTACCAGTCCAATGGTTTGTATCACCAGTAATATCTCTACGATTTCCTTTCTCTCTACCTAAGTTAAATGCCCCTCTACGAGTATAATCAGTAACTGCGTATAAGTTAGATGTACCATCCATATTAAGATAGTAACCAGCATTATTATAATCGTAAATGATTACAGGTCTTATACCACCACTACCAGGTACTTGAATTGTATTACTACCCTCACCCATGTACATTGTCATAGATGCGTTATTTCCATACCAGTGTTGTGCTTCAACTACATATGCTGAGAAATCCCAACGAGGTTCATTGTTTACGTTGTTTACTAATTTAATTCTATTACCAACAATATAGTTTGTACGAGATGTTGATGCAAAATCACCATAATACCCATTATCATTTGAATCATAATAGATTGGTGCGTACATAGCAGAACCAATAGTTACACCACCTCCGATAAACGCCCCACCAGCAAATCCTAAACGAGAGTAAGTTGTACCATTATCCTTTAATGCCAAATGATGCCCGTATCCACTTCCATACTCATAACCCAATCCGTACATATTACCGATAGGCCAGCTTTCACCAATTGTCCAAATTACTTTAGATGATGTACCATTAACATTGTAATCACCCATCATACCACCACTATTTCTACTTACCAAATAGTTGCTATACCACATTCTACCTGCAAAGTTACCTTCGTTCATATTAGAATATGAAGCTGGGTCAGTATAATATCCAGAGTTATTTTGGTCATAATATATTGTACCATAAACAGCTCCTAAAGATTGAAGATAATCATATCCTATAATCCAACCATCAACTCTAAGGTTTAAGTTACCGGTATCCGAACTCATACGGAATTCACCCTGTCCTCCAATAAGGTCAATACCAGATTGAGAATCCCAATGTGTATTGGTTCTTAATCTCATTGTACCACCATTTTGGTAAGGCATTCTTATCTCCGAACTGAAATCTCCGAAGTATGTAGAGTTTGTATCGTAGAATATTGGCGCTTGAACATAGTTTACACCATAAATGTCTCTACTTCTTAATACTTGTAGGTCACCAGAAATCCAGCTATATGTATCTGATTCAATATTTACTGAATATCCTTCAGCAACATCCATCACACCATCGTAATATGTACCATTTTGTATTTTACGAAGAACAACTTGTCCATAAGACCAAGAAGAACCACCAGTACCAATTACAATACAATATCTACCATCTTTAACACCAACTCTAACTTGCTTATCAGTATAACCAACTACGTTTGCATTATAGTTATACCAAGCTCCACTCCAGTTATGTCCTCCAACGATTACAGTTGCCGCAGCATTTCCATTATATTCATAAATGTCAATTACCGCATGAATCATACCATAGTTACCAGTATTACCAGGGAATTTAATAACTACTGCTCCAGTTGTTCCAGTAGAACCCCAAACTGCATATGGTCTACCAACAATATTTCTTTGTTTAATACCACCTTGAATTCTTAGAGATGTGCCTGTATTAGCCGCATCTAAGAAATAACCAGTATCATCTACATCATAGAATATTGGAGACCTAAATGACGTATTTGCCCAAGCATTACCACTAGCATCCCATCTGATATTCCAACCTTGTTGTGCAATCGTAGAACCATAACCCAATCTCCAATCATTTGCTGCGTAGTTCCACATCAATCCCCAATAGGTAGATGCATTATTCATAGCAAATCCACCATTGTTATTGTATGCTTGTGATACAAATGAATATCCGTTATTTACATTTATTGTATTTGATGTAATTACGTTTAAAACAGATGTAGATGGTAAATCTAAATAATAACCAGTAGTTGTTGAATCATAAAATATAGGTGCTCTGAATGATGTTTGTGCGTATCCATCCCCAGAGTTATTGAAATATCCTCTTTGTACGTTTCCAGTTACAAATTCAACATAAGTTCCATCCGAACCTAATGATAGATATGTAGATGAATAAACACCAGGTCTTCCCCAAGCTGCTCCCAATCTTACATCACTAACACCATTACCTTCTGCGTTGTTTACTCTAAATCCAGTATCGTTTGTGTAAAACTTAACTCTATTTGATGTACCACCTTGTAATACGAATCCACCATTTGCAGGATTTGTATAATATGTAGTATCATCCGTATCATAGAATATTGGTGCATACATTCCACCGGATTCCATTCTAGTTGTAGTACCATAAACATAAACACTACCATTAACATCCAAACGTTTGTTCATATAGAATGTAGCTCTATCAGTTTCCATATGGAAGAAAGAACTATTCATTGAACCAAAATCACCATATCCAGTTGAAGTTGCTATTCTTAATGAATCAGAACTGCCCGGTTGTAATATTGCGTATCTTTGGTCAGTAGTACCATGTACATATCTAGTACCAGAATGTAAATGTATTTTTGAAAAAGTTTGTTCTGATTTGTATAATTTCAATCCACAAATATGAACAACCCCAACGTTAGTTGAGTAGTTTATTAATAAAACAGGACTAGCATATTCAGTACCTGCTATAAATTGATTTACACTACCACCAATACCACTAATCTTACCACTTACTTTGTACCACTGTCCATCGTTTCTACTATCTGTATCAAATTGTTCACCACTTGCTCCCCAATATCTTTGTGTGTTTCCGAATGTTGCATTTGCTGAATTGTACATAGTCCATCCCAAATACAATCTTTGGTCAGTATCACCACCATCAATTACTTTAATCCAACATTCAAAAATATATTCACTATTTTTATCTACTTTAATTCTTCTACTATCATCGAATCCAAAATATCCAGTTACTTTAAAACATCCTTCAGCTGGTGCGGTATTATCATTAACTTTTGTAATTACAGTTGAAGTAGTACCCAATTGAGCTCTAACTTCAACATCTGTCATTTGGTCAGTTATATTATAATAAGAACCATTATCTATATTTGCTGTATAATTATCAATTGTACCACCAGTTACAACACTAAACCCACCTACATTTATATTTGCAAAAGTTACCGAATCCGTAGTTCTTACGTTTTGGTCCATTGCGTACAATTCGTTAGCTCCTTGCCCAGTATTAACTGTTGCAAATGTTACACCATCAGTAGAACGAACCGGCTGGTCCATTGCGTACAATTCGTTAGCTCCTTGCCCAGTATCAACAGTAGAGAACGTAACTGCATCGGTTGTACGAACATTTTGATTCATTGCGTACAATTCGTTAGCACCTTGTCCAGTATCTACCGTAGAAAATGTTACTGCATCAGTTGTACGAACATTTTGATTCATTAAATAAACTTCAGTTGCACCTAATCCAGTATCTATTGTACCACTAAGAACTACGTTACCAGCTACATACAATCCATCTTCAGCATACCATCTATCGTTTGCTTCTTCCCAATAGAATGCTTTAGTTGCTACGTTACCTCTCTTAACTTCTATACCAGCATTTTCAGTTGGTGCAGTTGATGCCCCAATATCTGCGTTAAGTGTAATAATATTATCACCTACGTTTAAAGTTGTTGTATTAATATATGTTGTTGTACCACTTACAGTAAGGTTACCACTAATTGTAGCATCTCCAGTTACTGTCAATGTACTACCATCGAATCTTAAATTTGCTTCAACGGTTGCATTTGGTGCAGTTCCGTTTAGTGTGATTACACCATTATCAGTTGTACCAGTTAGGGATAGTAATCCAGAAGAACCACTACTACCAGAAGAACCAGACGTACCACTACTTCCAGATGTTCCTGAAGTACCACTTGAACCAGATGTTCCTGATGAACCCGATGTGCCACTACTACCAGAAGTTCCTGATGAACCCGATGTACCACTACTACCAGAAGAACCCGATGTACCACTACTTCCACTTACTCCAGAAGTTCCTGATGAACCAGAAGTTCCTGATGAACCAGACGTGCCACGTGTACCAGAAGAACCTGATGTACCGCTACTACCAGAAGAACCTGATGTACCTTCTTGTCCGCTACTTCCACTAGTTCCACTACTTCCACTAGTTCCACTACTACCGCTTGAACCATCTTTACCAGAAGTTCCTGATGAACCGCTTGTGCCAGAAGAACCGCTTGTTCCAGAAGAACCCGATGAACCTGCTACACCAGAAGAACCCGATGAACCACTTGAACCATCTTTACCAGAAGTTCCATTAGTACCATCCTTACCAGAAGTTCCCGATGAACCACTTGTGCCAGAAGAACCAGAAGTTCCCGATGAACCTTCGAATCCATCTTTACCACTACTTCCACTACTACCAGAAGTTCCCGATGAACCAGATGTACCATCTTTTCCAGTTGAACCATCTTTTCCCGATGTTCCAGATGTACCCGATGAACCACTACTACCAAATCCACTACTACCACTAGAACCAGAAGACCCAGATGAACCACTACTTCCAGATGTGCCAGATGTACCTCCAGTACCAGCAGTACCAGAACCACCACCGGCTCCAGTTAAACCACTACTTCCACTACTTCCACTACTTCCACTACTTCCATCGTTACCATCTTTACCACTAGAACCAGAAGACCCAGATGAACCACTTGTACCAGGAGTTCCGGCGCCTCCACTTAATCCAGATGTACCAGCTGAACCATTTGTACCATCTTTACCAGATGTTCCAGAAGTTCCTGATGAACCACTTGAACCATCTTTACCGCTAACTCCCGATGAACCACTTGAACCATCTTTACCACTTGTGCCATCTTTACCACTTGAACCAGAAGTTCCTGATGAACCAGACGAACCACTACTTCCAGATGTTGCCGATGTACCACTACTTCCAGAAGAACCTGATGTACCACTACTACCGCTTGTTGCTGATGTACCACTACTTCCAGATGTTGCCGATGTACCACTACTACCTGAAGAACCAGAAGTTCCTGATGACCCAGATGTACCACTACTACCAGAAGTTCCTGATGTGCCACTACTTCCACTACTACCAGAAGAACCGCTACTACCAGAAGTTCCTGATGTACCGCTACTTCCACTTGAACCAGAAGAGCCCGATGTACCTGCCGAACCCGTTGAACCAGAAGAGCCCGATGTACCACTTGTACCAGAAGTTCCTGAAGTTGCAGCTGCAAATCTTCTACTAATTTTACCAGTAGTCATATTCAATACCAACACCTCATTTGTTGTATCATCGGTTGGTATTGTGTTTGGCAATCCTACTATTATAGAACCACTAATATTTAAACTACCAGTAACATCATGTTTATCAGAAGTTGCATCTCCAAATTTATTTGAACCAGATGAATAAATCACCGAAGAAGAAATTAATGTTGTACTTATTTCGGTTGATGTAAGTCTACCACTAATATTGATATCACCTACTACATTTGCATTACCAGTTAAAGTTAGTCCACCACTTATATTTGTTGGTACATTTATTACCAATCCGTTATTAGGTGAAATTTGTGCAAGTGCAGATCCTGATTTTAATCTATTTATATCTCCAATTGAATCAGCTTGTATATTAAATAATCCACTACCATCTCCTCTAAATAATGATGCCGTAATAGAACCACTAATTTTTACATCCGCATTTATCGTAAGTGATGAACCCGAAGGTGTTTCTATAAAATTTGTTTCTATTATAGATGCTGATAATGGAATACCATTAACAATATTCACCGAAGATGGTGAAGCATTTATTACAGGGCTCCCACTCACAAAAAGTGATATAACACTAGAACTTACCTGATTTAAACCATTTGGATTCTTCCCTATGAAACTACTCATCTATTTATTTTTCTTTTATATTATGACAATTCTAGTGCTGAAACAATTACATCTGCTGATGTTGCTGCCGAAGATACCACCGATAAATAATCGGTAGCTTCTAAAACAATTTTTTGTTCACCACCTACTAATACAGTTGCTGCGCCCGGAGTTATTAATATATCTTTTACCAAAAATACAGTTTTACTAGCTGAATTATCAGTTAATCTAACACTAACTGAAATATTTTGATTTGATACATTTGCTACATTTACACCAATTATTGTTGTAGTAGTTGCCGCAGGTACTTGGTAAACATTTGTATTTGTTAAACCAATTGAACCCGTTACACTATTTTTGAATACGTTTGCCATTTGTTTTTTATTTTATCCTAAAGCGATAGCATACGCTAAAGCAGTATCTAATACGTTTACACCCTCTACTAAATATCCACCTTGTCTTAAATTAATAGAACCGGTCATTTGCATGGAGCCACTAACCAATAATTTTTCGGTTACATTAAGTACATTAAACGTAGCTTGTTGTACTTCAATAGTACCTTTGAAAGAACCAGTTAATGAACCTGTGAATGAACCGCTTAAGTCTGCGTATCCAAAATTCCTATCTTGAGTTATCGAACCGGAAAATATGGGGGTGTGTATTACCATTACCTATATTTAGTTTTGTTATAGGTATAAATATAACCCAATTTTTATTTTAGGGTTTATCCGGCCAAACTATATTAAATGGGTTGCTCTGAGATGTAATATCTCTTAAAGATTGTCTATATGGTTGCCACAATTCTTTAGTTTCCGTTGATATATCTAATAATTGAGTCCAATCAGACTCTAATAACATTTCATTACGAATTAATTTAACTTCTTCCCACTTAGCAGATAATCTTAAATTTATTTCAGATTCGGATGCATTTGTTTGAATCCAATTTTGATAATATATACCTTCTACTAAAATTGGTGTACCTTCAATTATATTTTTTGTATAATCAACAGGTTTAGGTGTGCTTCTAACTTCATACATATCCCATTCTATTATCATTTGTTCTGATAACTCAGTTGGGAAACTTATATTGTTATAAGCCTCTCTTAAATCTTTAATTGAGTATGGGTATGTTATATCATTATTTATAATTCTTAAATACATATTATTTCCAAATTGTAGGTATTGATGCGTAGTTTCCTAAGTTAAAACAATTTCTAAAAGCATCCGTACCAACAGGCACAGGTACTCTATTCCAAAGTTCAGGAGCAGTTCCAGTCATAGCATTTGTTGCAGATGCCATATTGTATAAATTAGAAAATACAGTAACTTGTGTATTGTTTGTAAATTGTAAAGGAGCTGATACCGATAAACAATTTCTAAATGTAGATGAAAAGTTAATAGCATCTACATTCAAATCAAATAAAGTTGATGGTACAGTTGATAACGATGTACAATTACTAAAACAAGATGTAAAATCAGTAGCATTTGGTACTTCATCAAACAAACCAGTTGGTATTGATATTATTGGTGTAAATGCAAACGTATTTGAAAAAATATTTGCATTTGGTGAGTAATCAAATATATCAGATGGGATTGTTATTAATCCAGTGCTTCTCATAAATCCTGAAAAGTTTTGTACTTCACTCAATCCAGTATATCCTCCTACCAAATCCAAAGCTGCACTTCCGGGTATTGTTGTTAAATTATTACATCCATAAAAATCAATAGTTCTTATACCCACTATTCCCCATTGAACAATAGCAACAATTAATGAACGTATTGATGCATTATTATTAACTTTAAAGCCAGGCATAAATCCACTTATACTAATATCGTATGTACCAGCTGATACATATGTGTGGTTTCTACTCAATGATGTTGATGATGTAATTGTACTTGATGTACCATCTCCCCAAGAAACTGTAATAGTTGGTGTCAATCCTCCAAAATCAGTTAATGGTAAAGTAAAAACAGTATTAGCTGCCGTTGTTGTTATCCTAACTATAAACGGAAACACTGCTGTGCTTTCTGATGATGTTGTTAATCTTCTAAATATTCCCATAACTTTAACTTAAATTTTTAGCGCTTACAAATCCATAATAGGTTACCCCTGCATCATAAGTATAGAATACTAAAACATCCACACCAGAACTAGTCAATATAGGTGCTGATGCACCGGCCCAATCAACAGATGCAGGCCATGTTATTGCAAATGCTCCAGCGTTTACAGTAACTAAAGTGAATCCAAATGCGTTTGCTGCTGGAGGGTTTGAGAATGTAACCGTTGATGTTGCGTTAAATTGTCTTCTAAAATTGTTTGCTGTTGCTAAATCAATTGTTACACTACCACCAGTTCCTAAATCAGAATATGTTTCTCTATAAGTTGTTGCTGTTATTGATGTTGTTGCGTTTACACCACCGGTTACAGTCAATGTACTACCATTGAAAGTTAAATTACTTTCAACATTTGGTATAGATGCCCCAGCATCGAATGTTAATACACCATTATCAGTTGTACCAGTTGGTGTAAATGTTGTACCCGATGTACCAGATGTAAATCCAAGTGCAGATGTACCAGATGTACCACTATTACCAGAAGTACCTGATGTAAAGTTTGGAGGAGTTGTACCTGAAGTACCAGCACTTCCACTTATACCACTTGTACCAGATGTTCCTGATGTGAAATTAGGTGGAGTTGTACCAGATGTTCCAGCCGTTCCACTTATACCAGAACTTCCAGAAGTACCTGAACTAAAGTTTGGAGGTGTTGTTCCTGATGTACCTGCCGTTCCACTTATACCACTTGTACCAGAACTAAATTCAGGAGGTGTTGTACCCGATGTACCAGAAGTACCAGCCACACCAGTAGAGCCATTAACTCCACTAGTACCACTACTACCAAATAAAGTACCATCCTTTCCAGAAGTTCCTGATGTGCCAGAAGACCCTAATCCAGAAGAACCCGATGAACCACTCTGTCCAGAAGTTCCTGATGTTCCAGAAACTCCACTACTACCAAATAATGTACCATCTTTTCCAGATGTACCTGATGTACCTGCCGTTCCACTTTCACCTGATGTTCCCGATGTACCACTCTGTCCAGAAGTTCCTGATGTACCGCTTGTTCCAGAAGAACCAAAGTAAGTTCCATCTAAACCGCTACTACCAGAAGTTCCAGATGTGCCAGAAGTTCCCGATGTACCACTTTCTCCAGAAGTTCCTGATGTTCCACTTATTCCTGATGTACCGCTACTACCAAAATATGTACCATCCAATCCAGATGAACCAGAAGTTCCTGATGTACCAGAAGTTCCTG